GGGGGGGGGGGGGGGGGGGGGGTGATGACACGGGGTATCTCCAAACATGGCTCCGAGGCCACGGTATCACCCAGATCGAACTCGAACGTCACCCGGACGCGCATTTCGGAAAACCTAGTGCGTTGCGTAATCAGGACGGTTCATGCGACAGATTATTCACACCATCATGCATTTGCGGAGTTCAGAAACGAACCACACGCACGTCCCCGGTTCTAGTTAGTTTGTCGCCGCGGCTCGCGAGCACTATCGTGCGCGCTTCTGGAGGAGCCCCACATGGCGACAGTGCAAGAAGACGGTGGTCTGAGTCCCGACGAGGTGCGCAAGATCCGCGCGCAGGAACAGGTCCGCGTGCAGGTTCAGCGCGAAGAGAAGGAACGCCAGGAGCGCGAGAAGCTCCGCCGCCTTATGCAGCTGCAGGCTGCCGAGGATGCGGAAGCACGGCGACAGAATCAGAAGCGCAACATGAAGGCCATCGCCTTCGTCGTGGGCGTCTTCGTCTTCCTCGTCGTGATGATCATGATGATCAAGCCGGGCTAACTCAGCAGCCGCTTCACCTGGTCCGCGACCGTCCCGGCCACGCCACCGATCGCTTCGATCGCCGTGGCGACGTTGCCGCCTTCGCCCGTCACTGGCTGCCACCGTGCGAGCGGGCAGGTGGCGCCGGCCAATGTCAGTTTCACAGACAACGCGGCGCGCTTGCTGGTGCATCCGCACTTGGTGCAGAAGCCGATGCCGCCGGGGTCGCGCTTGCCCTCCATCTCGTCGGCGCGGCCGTCGCACGCTCGGCAAATGGCCGCACGCTCGGCCTGCACTTGGACGCTCGCCGGGCCTTGCGCGGCGTGACGCGCCTCGGCAGCCAGGTACGCCTTCGCGCGATCCATGAAGCCGTAGGTGATGCTGGTGCCAATGGGTTGCTCGGCGTTTGGATTCTCGGCTCGGATGTACTCCTGCACGCGCTTCGAGAATGCCTCGTCCTCGGGTGTCATGTGCAGCGCACCCATGTGATCTGTGCCGAACCGATCAGCGTAAACGTCTCCGTGGTTTCCGTGCAGCTCTCGTCGTAGATCGGGCTGCAGTCGCACGGCGGCTCGATCGGGTAGCACGGCAAGCACTGGTACGACTCGTTGTGAATCTTGCTTGCACTTGCGCCGGAAAAGTAAAGAACGGCGGGAGAGCCGGCGGTGTACTGCATGTAGGCAGAGCCTGTAGTGTGCGTCGTAGTTGTGGCGAATCCCGGGATAAGAAAGTCAACGACGCGGACGCATGACCATGTGCGCGTGGCAGAAGCACCAGATGCCGAGAGCGTGACGGCTCCGCACACTTCAAGCCCGGCGCCTGGTGCAAACTCCTGCAGCCCGCAGCCGCATGCCACGCCCGGGTTGCCGTTCAGCGACAGGATCTGCTCGTATCGAACGACGCGGCCATCGCATGCTCCGACCAATGTCTCACGGCAGAAGCACTCGCCCTCGCGGCTCAGTGAATCGTTGAACCACTGGTATCTGATCCAGTAGGTGCCAGTGCTGCACCAGTCGGTGTACTTGTATGCAACAGCGAGACGCTCTTCGGCTGTAGATGATGCCGTCAGACCGAGCGCCGCCGGCGTCCAGTCATAGGCCGGGACGATCGGGCCGTAGGTGATGGTGCCCGTAGTGTCCGTGTTCTGATTACTTGTGGTCGAGCCTGAAATGTCAGCCGATCCACTCAGCTGCCACTGGTACAGGCATGAAGGTGCAGACGCAGCGAACCCGGACAGGTCTGCGCTAAATCGGTAGGCGTTCTGCGTGGCACCCTGCAAGGTCAAAGGCTCGTAGTACGCGACGCAGGCTTGGGAAATGGCGATGTCCGCGTCGTAGTCTGAACTCGGAATGATCGCCACCTCGGTGACGGTGTTCAGCCAGCAGTTGGCTCGGATGGCGACGGTGCAATCCATCATGATCGCATCGCAGCAGGTCGAGGTGCTGCAGCCAGTCCAGTTGGGATCTGCGATTGGCATGTCGATGGACACGGTGGAGGATGAAATCCACCATGCGCCGCCGTCAGCGTCACAGACGAGGGTGAGCTGCACGCTCGGGACGGAGATGGTCACTTCGCACGGGCATGTTCCGCCGCCCTGCTTGGCCCACGAGCGCGAAGTGGTGATGTTGAGCGCGACGGTGATGCGCGAGCCTGGCTGGATGGGCACGATCTTCTCGCGCTGGCAGTTGCAATCGCACCGCCAGCGCAGGTCGCACACGTCACAGCCAGACAGCACGGCGCAGCAGCAGCCGGCCTGCATCATGCTCACGGTTTAGTCCTTCTTGTTGCCCGGAATCCACGAGGCGATGCGGGTCACGCTCACGAGGTGGCCGGCGATGTAGCCGATGGCGAGCATGGCGATGGCGGCCCAGGTCGAACCGACGAGGCTCTCGATAGTGGCGAGGATGATCATGTGCGCTTCTCCTGCTGCGCGCGAAATGCGACATCGAAGAGCGGATCGGCGGCGCGCTTGGCGCTGATCCACTCGCGGACGTTCTCAGTCTGGGCCGGGTCAAGGGTGGCGGCGGCCAGCGCGGCCTCGGTGCGCGCGGCCCGGGGGATAAGCCCCACGGCGGCCCGCAACGCCTGCCCGATTCCCGTCTGCCACAGCAGCACCACCACGGCCACCACGATCACCGCAGCAAAGCCCCAGCCGAGCAGGCTGGCCCACCACGGTGTCTGATCCTCGACGCCTGGCAGCGCTTCGTGGATCGACGCAGCGGCGTGCTCGATCTTCTGGGCCTCCAGCACAATCGTCGCGGCCTCGGCCACCACGTCGGGTTGCGTGGACACGCTGCCGATGTGGGTGGCGAGCCGGGCGATGGTGCCTGCCCGCTCCTGCGCGTCGGTCGCGGACACCGCGATCTGCCGGCTGGGGCTGCAGGCAGCCAGGGCGACGAGGAGCAGGAACAGCAGCGCCCGGATCACCGACGCCCCTCCAGACGGTCTAGGCGGTTCGCGACCTGCTGCAGCGCCTCTCCGTGCTTCTGGTCGTTCGCGGCGCCCAGCACCTGCGACTTCACAAGGTCGCCCACGATGCTGCGCAGCTCCGTCAGGTCGCGGTCCTGTCGGTCCAAAATCGCGTCCTTGCGGCCGATGGTGATGAACACGCCGGCGACGCCCACCACCAGCACGAAGAGCTGCATGACGCTGATAGCCGTCGCAAGCTGCGGGTGAGTCTGGTGCCTTGGGCCGATAGGGGTGGGGCTCATCATCCTCCTCCAACTCCTCCGCCGTCAATCTCGCCGCCACCACCGCCGCCGGTGAGGCTGCTAGTGCAGGTACCGTCCACGGCGTTCGGGACGGAGAAGAAGAAGAGCGGCTCGCCGTTGTCGCGCGACAGCGCGTACATGAGCACCACCGTGTTCGTGGCGATCGGCTTGAAGGTGAACGTGTTGGGAATGTTGGTGGTCGTGATGCCAGGGCCGAGTACGGCGGTGGTGCCGATCATCTGCGGTCCCTCGCAGCCGTTGAACGCCTTGCTTTTCGTGCCTGCGAGCGTGCTGGTGCGGCGGTAGCCCTTGGTCGTCTCGTAGGCGTCACTGGTGTTCACGCTGACCTCTTCCCAGCTGTAGGTCCATGCGACCGCCTGCGGGCTCGCGCTGCCTCCCACGGTGGCCGTCTTGCCGGAGACGGGGGTTGAGCCCGTGATGCGCGCGAGGAACACAGTCGGCCCAGACGATGCGCCGCTGTTTGGCTGCGGCGCGGTGTCGTTGACCTTGTTCACCGCGTCGGCAATGGCGCGGATCTGGTTAGGAGACCAGGGGCCGACCTTCAGGTGCCATGCGCCGTTCACCCTCATGTGGTGAACATTCCGGTGGGCGGGAAGGTGGTGGTGTCTGGGAACGGCTGGCGCCAGTACACACAGACAGCGTGCGAAGTCTTGTTTCCGGCTCTTGCAACAAGCACGGGCGGGTCGGCGCAGGTGCTGCCGATTCCGCCCTTCACCACTTCGCCGTTGTCTGCGTTTCGTTGCGCGATCTGCCGCAAGTGGAAGTTGGAGTCGTATGCGAACGAGTAAACGACCTCATACTTGCTGCTTCCGACGCGGCTGATATTGCAGCCCGTGAAGAGCACGGTGTCGGCCGGGAAAGTGTACGGACCAATGGAAAAGCCGTTACTGTTGCGCTTATTCAAGAAACTGAGCGGTGGAGTCGGTCGGCCGACAATGACGTTTCGCACGGTCACGCGAGCGACATTGTTGAATGTGCTGACGGGCTCGCCGCCGCTGTCCACGCGCGTGCCACCGATGTCCTGCTCTGTTGGAATCGACTTGTTTGCCGGCGCAGTGGCTCCCTGTCGCCAGATGTCCACCGGCTCGCCCTGAACGCTGTACTCAATCGCGACGAACTCAGGCTGCCCCTCGTTCTTTGCGTCAATGGATGAAATCGTGCCAGTGCCGTCGCCGACGCTGGAATCGAACTTCACGACCGCCTCCCAGACGTAGCCGCCATCGTCTACCTGCTTGAGGTCGAATCCGACCTGGCGCAATCGGGTCGCGTAGTAAGTTCCGGAGCCGTCAAGTTCGCCCAGTGCGCCGCTGCTTCCGCCAAGCCCCGAGGGTCCGAGCTTGGCGTTGACCGTTGAGTCTTCCATGATCTGCCCGGCGTTCAGCTGCGCGCCGGCATCGTCTCGGATGACGTAGGCACTTGAGGCTTGCCAGCTGCCGCGGTCGAAACTGACGCTGGTGCCGTTGGGCTTTTGGGCGATCGTGATAGCCATCAGGGTGCTCCTGCTGCGAGGGGTGCGGTGTTCCTTGCGATCTGCTGCACGGCGAGCTTGATGGCGTCTTGCGTGGGCATCATGCGCTCCAGGCTGAAAGAGGTCATGCCAGCAACCTTCACGCCGCCGATGGCCGTGTTCACGCTTTCGACATTGCTGAAACCGTTCATGCGCTCCACGGCGCTGCGGGCTTCGGCTTCCTTGGTCTGCCGACTCATCGCCTCGTGCAGCCTGTTTGCTTGCTCAACCTGAGCGGCAGACAACGCCAGCCCCTTCAGTTTCTTCTGAAACAGTTGATCCTCGCCAAGCATCTGCTGGTCGTATGACTGCTGCAGCTGATCCATGAACTGCTGCGCGTCTGTGGCTTGCTGCTTGGCCTTTGACTCGGCCGCCTTCTTTGCATCGGCTTCTGCGCGCGCTGCCTGCGTGCGGTCGAATGCCGCGCGGAGTTGGTTCTCCTGATCTTCGGTGATCTTGCGCTCGACCACCAGCCGGTTGACCTTTGAGAAGTACAGCTCGCGCTCGGTCCCGATCAGTTGATCGGCAGCCTGCTGCTGCTCATCCAGCATCGAGGTGAACAGGGCGGGGTCGAGTTGGCGGGCCTGCTGGGCGTTGGCTGCAGACTTTTGCGCTTCCTGCAAATCCACCATTGCCGAACGAAGTTGTGCAACCCTCTTGTCGGCGTCTTGGCCGCTCATGCCATTGCCTACAAGTTGCTTGCGTTGATCTGCTAGCTGCGATTCGCGATCGAGGCGCGCCACCTCGTCATCTGACTTTCCAACCTTTTCACGATCGCGTCGAATCTGTTCCATCTTTTGGCGAAATGATTCTTCTGCGGTCAAGCGCTTTGACATGGCCGAGGTCTGCGCCTCGATGGCTTTGGTCTGTGCGTCGATTGCTTCAGGATTTCCACCCCAGCCGGTTAGGGCGCTAACGCCCTTTGCAAGGTTTATCAGTATGTCGCCGGCGGGTAGCCCCTTCACAAGTCCAATCACGGTGTCGCTGTAGACCTTGAGCTTGTCTACCTTGCCGCCGTTGGCGAACTGATCAAGCGTGTTTGCCATCGCGCTTAGTCCAAGCTCCACAGCCTTAAACCCAACAAAGCCCTTTAGCAGCGGGCGAAGCGTCTTGCCGAACATAGGTTCGCTCTTCGTGCTGTCGGCGTATTGCTTTGTGCGCTCGTACTTCTGCTCGGCGGCCGCCTTTTCGGCCAGCAGCTGCTTATGAATCACGATTTGCGTCTGCTTTGCTTTCTCAGCGGCAGCGACCTCAGCGGCGCGCCGAGCCTCGGCCGCCTCCTTAGCCGCCGCAGCCTGAGATGCAGCAAGTTCTTTCGCCTGCACAAGTGATGCGGCTTCAGCAACCCGGCGCATTTCGGCCGACTGCCTTGCCGCTTCCATCTGCGCCCGTGCCTCTTCTTTGATGGCTGCAATTCGCTCCATTTCGGCCGCTTTTGCTGCCGCAGCTAGCGCCATCGCCTGCTCCTTCGCGCGCTGCTCCTCGGCCGCCTTTGCCGCTGCGGCCGCCTTCTCGGCTGCCCGCACCTGCTCGACCTGGGCGAACCGGGCCTTGACCTGTTCAATCTGATCGGGCGACGCTCCGCTGGCCGAGAGCTTCTCCAGCGTCATCTGCTCCTTAGACTTCGTCGCCATATCCACCATGCGCTGGGTGGAGGACATGATCCCGGCGATCGACTTCTTCGACCGCTCGGCGAGCTTCTCGTTCGCCTGCGCTGCCCGCTCGGTCGCGTTGGCGTAAGCCTGCACGCCCGTCATTTCCAGCGCGATCTTGATGCTTGAACTTGCCACGGCTTACTCCTTCCACTTCGGCTTCACGCCAAACGCCTTCGCCAGCATCTCGGCCATCTGTTCCTGCGAGGTCTTGGGCTTCTCTGCGTATGGCATGAAGTCAAGATGGCTGAACGGCTTCGACTTCGCGGTGCGGTGGCAGTTCGCGATCGTGGCGGCGATGATCCCGGCGCGCATGTCGGCGCGCTGGTTTCCGATCGCTCCGTCGATCGCCTCGAAGGCCATCCACTCGCTCAGTTCGTGGCTGCTCATGGTCTCCTCTAGTTCTGCCACCGTCCTACCCAACGCCAGCGCCAGCCGAAACATGAACTGTCTCAGCGGGCGCTGTCGGAGTTTCCCTCCAGCACTTCGCGATCCTTGACGCCCAGGCCGCTGACGCGGCTCGCAATGTCGTACAGGTGATCGACGAGGCCGGCGGGGAGTTCTCCGAGGGCGTCAACGTCAGCGGGTCCGAGCAGCGGGGCGCCGTCGTGGTACAGACACAACGACACCAGGCTGGCTCGGATGTTGCGGACGGTGTTGCCCTTGTTGCTGAAGGTCTCCATCTCCCACCTGTCCCGCTTGGCGGCGGTGAGGCCACGCACTTCGACCTCACCGACGCCGGGGATGGACACGGTTTCAGATGGCACCTTCGACTTCAGGCCCAACAGTTTGTCCTTGATCTCGCTCATGGATTAGGCCAGGGTGACGGCGCCGGTGATCTTCATGGTGAACGACGCGGTGAGCGCCGAATCCAGTCCGCCCTTGACCGAGTAGTCGGTCACGAAGCAGTTGCCGGAGGCGGTGTGCACGTTCGTGCTGCTGCCGAACGAAAGGGAGAATGCCTTGGCGCTCGGGGCGGTTGATGCTGCGGTGTCGTCGAGCTGATCCCAGAGGGCGCTGTGCGCGCTGAGGATGTTCACTTCCATCGAGATCGTGCCGCTGTCGATCAGGCCCGCGACGAACTTGCGATGCCGATCGGCCAGCGTGGTCACGTCGATGGTGTTCAGCTTGAGGCCGTCGATGTTCAGGCTGAGAACTTCGCCGACTGCGACGCTGTTGAAGGTGATGGTGGTGCCGAATGTGGGCACAGCTGCGGTGATTGCCATGGGTTGATCCTCCTAGATCAAGCGCCACCACCGGCTTCGGTGATGGTCGTGGGTGAAACAGAGCTGGAGCGGTACGTCGCTTCCAGCGTGACGGTCGTGACGTGGATGCCGGTCTCGGTGGCCTCGCTGCCCACGTCGTACTGGCTGGTGATCCCTGTCTCGCGGATCTCGAAGATCTGCACGCTGCGGCTGGTGCCGGCTGCGCCGTGCATTTTGAAGCGCACGGCCTCGGCGATCTGGCGCGACACCTTCAGCGTGGAGGCGATGCAGTCCACCTCGACGGTGAACTTGCGCAGGCAGTCGGTGCGGCCAAAGGTCGGCGAGACGTTCGCATCCTGCCCGGTGGTGAGCACGATGGCGGGGAGCGTGGTGGTGTCGCGGAACGCGGTAAAGATGCGCGTGGAGACCAGATTGGTGACGCTGGTCGATTGCGTCAAAGCATCGCGGACGGCTGCGACGATCGCCTGGCTGCTCACGACAGACCTCGCTTCGCTGCTTCGAGCAGGATGCGGCGCGGCAGTTCGGTCGCCATGTGCGCATTGATTCCGCCGGTGAGGCGCTTGTACAGGTTGAGGATGACGCGCCAGCCGGGGTAGGTGGCGAGGCCCGAGTAGCGGCCGGCGTCGATGATCCAGATGCCTGGCGCCCACGCCTTCGTGCGGGAACGGAAGTTGCCGCGCTTGTCGGTCCAGAAGTGAAATCCGAAGCCCTTGATGGTGAACGCGCGCTTCACCTGCGCACGCGAGAAGCCGGGCGCCGAGCCTGTCTTGTAGTTCTTGAACATCCAGCGATTCCAACGCCCGGTCTTCGACGGCTTCTGGCTGTCGTACTTGCCGCCGCGTGCGGAGAACTCCGAGAGCAGGCCGAGGCGCACGGGCTCCATCGCCTCGGTCATAATCTCCTCGGTGAGCTGCTTGAGCACAGTGGTGCCGAGTTCGCGCATGGCCTTGTTGACCTGCTCGACGCCTTGCACCGCTACTGCCTTGTGCACGTTGGAGTAGCCCATCAGGTCACGATCTCCCGGCACATGAGGTCGAGGTACTGACGGCGCTCTTGCCAGTCCACGGCCGTCACGACCTCCCAAG